TTGACCGGACAGCCGGCGGATCTTAAGTCCGGGAGAAAAATAGCTGCCGGCCCGGGCTCCTATGCTTTGACAGGACAAGATGTTGTCCTCAGATTCATGGGCCATAATTTTGAGTCGGGAACTTATTTGAAGTTTGACGCGGGGTTCCATTTAACAAAAATCTATTTCCCAAATGGAACGCTCTGGGGTTACGCTGAGTTCGACGATAACGTCACGAGGATCTATCTCTCCAATGGAACGCCGTGGGGTTATCTGGCATTTGATGAGCAAACCAACGCCACAAGAATCTATCTTGCCGATGAGACGCTCTGGGGATATTTTAAATCTAGCGAGGCTTCCGATGTTGCAAAAATATACCTTGCTGACGGAACGCTTTGGGGCGAAGCCGGATATAATGGTGAACTGGATCAAACTGATATCTATCAATATTAGGAGACTTGGATGAGGATCGTTGGCATAGGTGGAGCGGTCATCAAGACCGCGTGGGAAGAGATCAAGGAGGTCGCGCGTAGAGGGTGGATCGACGTGCTGATTCATAACGGAGGTTCCTTGTTTCACGACTTTCAGCGAGCAACGGATTCGAGTTTGGGAGATGAACACTCCTATCCGCTTTCCCAACTGATGTATGAAGATTATTCCGTGAACGAATCAGCATCAAAAATGGTTTGGTCATGGCTCAGAGGAGAAGCCAAGGCGCCGAAAGAATCCCTCACTCAAATATGTGAAGATCGAGAAACAGATGTTTTAATGTTCACTGTTCCTGGAGCGGACTTCTGGCACTTGTTTGATAGAGGCTGGGAGCTTTTAGGCAGCCGAATGTCGGAAGACTTCTTCGTACTTTGCAATCGAATGCAAGATCCGTTTCACTTTATTTGCATGGGGTCGGCGGTTATTATGCCCGAAGTTTTTATGAAAGCGTTGGCTGTGGTTAAGCCAGAAGATTTTAGAGCGGACGTTGTAGATTTCTTTGATGCATATCGGCCCAGGACCAGGGTTGCTAAGTATGGAAAATATTATCAGATGGAGCACAGGGAATTTTTGACGGAGATTTTGAAGAGAAATTTTTGGTCTTTCTAACTTTGATAAGGAGGCAGAGAAATGGAGAAGGAATATAAGGTCTTTGAAGCCGAGGTCAAAGAATCAAGCGAGAAGGATCTAACCGTTGTTCATTTCATTTCGACCGAGCGGCGAGATCGTGGGCGGGATATCCTTTACGCCAACGGAATGAAGATGGAGGGGCGGCCGGTGGTCTTGTTTCAGCACGGGTTCAATGAAGCGATAGGTTCGGAGCCGATCGCCAAGCCGCTGTGGATCAAGCCTGGAGAATTTAAGAATCGGAAGGGCATTCAAGCTAAAACGCAGTTTTATCCGGATGACCTTGGCAAGCGCCTGTGGCAGAAGACCGTTGAAGGCTACATGCCGAATTGGTCAGTTGGGTGGCGTCCGCTTCGGCACGAGTTTAAGACCGAGAAGGACGGCGTTGAGATTCGCCATGTTTATGAGTGGGAGCTGTTGGAGTATTCCTTGGTTGCGGTGCCGATGCAGCCGGATGCCCAAACATTACCTGGGAAGGAGGTCGAGCAAATTTATATTAAGATGCTTCCGGAGTTGGAAGAGAAGCGCGGAGAACTAATCGCGTGGAAGAGGGACGATGACGCGTGGGAAGAGAAGCCTTACCCTAACGAGCACGCCTGCCGCCTCGAGGACCCTGGAAAGTATATCCGAATACGGAGGGAGAACGATAAGTTTGGCGCGGGCATACACGCCATCTGGGGAGTTCAGGCGGGGAGCAAGCCGGTGGAACTTCAGGCGATTCGGTTCTCGTCGGATAAGTTCACAGCTGTTGAGGCGCGGGCGTGGCTGAAGAGCCACGACTACAAGTGCAAGATGTTTGAGCCGGCGACTGGGAAGTGTGAGGCGTGCGGCGGAGACACGGTTTGGAAGTGGACGGACTTTGTGAAAGATGAAGGCGCGTATATTTGTGAAACCTGTCTCAAGGAAAAAGACGAATTAGATTTGGATAAAAAATTTAAGGAAGACTTCCTCGCTCAAGGGACGATGCTGAAATCCGCATTAGATGGGGTGGAGGAGCTTCGAACTTTATTTAAGTCGATGGGAGAACAGATCGGCGACCTCTCCGCTCGACTCTCCGCATTATCGGAGGCGGAGGAGAAGAGAGCGAAAGAGGCCGAGCGCCAACCATCCGAGCCAAGGACCGTGACGATCGTGAATGCCGAAGAGCAGCGGAAAGAGGTCTCAAAACAGATCACGGATGCTCTCTCCAGCACGATTGGCAAGGTCATCAAGGAAACGGTCAAGGAAGAATTTGACCGCGTCCGCGGAAAGGTAAAATAACTGCTTTAAAAAAATCTGAGAAGGAGGTAGCAAAAACATGGATCTTCAACTAACAGAAAAAGAAGGCAAGTTCACCTTAGATACGGCGGCCTTAGAAAAGGCCATCAAGGAAGGAACGATCGAGGCCGTTCGAGGTGAGATCAAGGTTGCTCTGGAAGCGGAAAAGAAAGCAATCTTTGACGTTGTAGATGGTCCCTTGTGGGAGAAAGAAGGCAAGTCCATCGTTGACACCAGATTCTTTAGCAAGAGTTTTGGTGGGTCAAGAACGGGAGACCCCATCTTAGACGGCAAGGAGTTGGCCATGAGGCTGGCGAGTTCGGGCGGACCTTTTCTCAGGCTCTCTCCAGCGATGGAGAAGTTTGCCGAATGCGTGAAGTTGGGATTTGACCCCAACAAGCTTATTCTGAAAAGCATCAACATTCAAGACTATAACAAGGAGGTTGCTGATTGGAATAAAAAGGATACCGCGGCTGGTCTGACGACCACCGACGTTGGCGCTCTCGTGCCGATCGAATTCCTGGCCACGGTCATCGAGTTCGCGACTGCTCAGAGCATGATTCTTCCAAAACTTTGGAGAATCCCGATGGGCAGCCTTTCGATGAGAATCCCAACCTTGGCTCAGGCGGCTGGATCGTACTTCGGCGGGATTGTCCTCTATCACCCGGAAGAAGCATCGACGAAGGACAAAACGAAGCCTGAATTTAGCTACAAAACCTTTACGGCTAAGAAGTTGATTGGCCTCATCCCAATGTCGGATGAGGTGGTTATGGACAGCGCCATCAACCTCATCAACTATATCACCGGCCTCTTCGTCAGAGCATTTCAGTACACGACCGAGGGGGAAGTGGTTGCTGGAACCGGGTTGAATGGCCAGATGCTCGGAATTTTGAGCGATCCAGGAATTAATCTGGTGCCAAGGCAGGTCGTAGGAACCGTGAGGAGAGATGACGTGATCAACCTCGAGTCCGCTCTTGATGAGAATTTTCAGGACCTAACCTACCTCATCAGGAGGCTCACTTTGAACACGCTCAGAAAAGAGAAGACCACGACTGGGGCGCCGGTTTATTTTGAGTCCACGGTTGATGGCTTAGGCCGCCCCGCTCCAGGTCAGCTCAACGGATATCCCTTCATCAAGTCTCGGAACATTCCCGCTCTCGGGGTGCAGGGAGACATTACTCTTGGCGATCTTAGCTACTACATCTGGGCGCTTCGCCAAGACATGACCATCGATATGTCCAAGGAAAGATATTTCGAGTACGATCAAACTGCGCTGCGGTTCGTCATGAGGCAGGACGGAGCTCCTGGCGTTCCGATCGCCTTCGCCGTGCTCGACAACGTTCCTGAGTCATGATCATAACCCTCCTATCCCGCTGGCCCCGACGGTTTGAATATCGGGGCAAAATTAAAGCGAGGAGATTATGGTTTGTCCAAGATGTGGTGCTTCTACTAATAATTATGGAATTTGGTTGGGTAACGATACCATTCGGTGTATGGCATGTAAATTGTGTTTTAATTTTAGAACAAACACTGGATCGGATTCAATTAGTTTTTTCTCAATGTTAGGATTGGAAGATGATCATGGACAAAGAAGAAGTTAAGCGAATTTATATGACCACAGACGATGGGTCGATGGTGAAGGTTGAATATCTCGAGGAAGTTCTTCGAAGAGGTTATGGCTCAAGTGGATTTTACGACCTGGAAAAGGCCTTGATGGGGGAAGCCAAGGGCAAGTGGAAGATTTTGAGAAGGGAGCCGAACCAGGAATATGGCGACAAGATGATGCGGCCAAGTGGCCCGGCTCCGTGGGATTTGGGAGAAGGAACCTATGCGACAAAAGGCGTAAAAAAAAAGATGATCGCATGGATACAGGACTCCTCAATCCGTGGCGGCGCGGAGATAAGCAATGAACTCGTTATTAAGGTGGGAGTTGACTGCGGGTTCAGCATCTTCGTCGTTACGCCGAAAGCCGCGAACTTAAGATCCGATCTCGAGAGATCCGACCTCGTCATCTTCAACAACATCTGGGCCTTCGATCCTTCTAAGATGAAGATCATCGACGAGTTCATCTCGCGTGGAGCGAGGCCGTATGTAAAATATGAGCATGATCACCGGGAACTTAGCAGGCCAGAGTTCTCAAAAAAGCTTTTCGCAAACTCAATCCTCAACGTTTTCCTATCGCCAATCCACTTGGAAAATTATCGGCAAGTTCTCGGGTGTGGTGGGATCTGCCTTCCCCTCGCAATCGACGTTGACTTGTTTCACCTAATTCCGTCGGTCGAGAGAAAAGCCAACACGGCCCTGATATGCAACGTTCGAAATTTTAAGTTGTGGAAGAATCTTCAGTCCTATGTCACCGCTCACCCGGAGATTGCGTTTACGGTCCTATCTAATGGAGGCGCCCCCGTGCGTGGAGGCAACGTTAAGATATCTCCAATGGTTCCGTATGAAAAGATGCCCGAAGTCTACTCCGCTCACCAATACCTGGTTCACATCCTTGACGGGTGGGGAGCAAATGAGCGGGTGATTTGGGAAGCGTCTCTTTGCGGGTGCCAGATCGTGGCAAACAAGATGGTTGGAGGTTTGAGTTGGGGCAACGAAGGTTTCAACGTAAATTTGACCGGTGGAATCATTGTTCGAGAATGGTTGGAAAAAGCGCCTTATCTCTTTTGGCGAGAGATCGACGATCGAATGAAGAGAGTTAATTCAATAAAGACGATCCCTGAATTTCAAGAAGTAGTATGCAGTGGGTGAAATTATGATCCTTATCTTTTCCAGTCTTGGAGCAAGGCGGATGTACCCGGACCAAGAGATGATGGAGAAGACCTTTGGGGGCTTCATCAATTCTCTGAGGCGGCAGACTGACTCAAATTTTAAACTCTTTCTTTCTTACCACGATCGACCTAAGGCAAAGGCCGATGATCGATTTATTGAGTGGTGTTCGATGGCTCAAGAATCAGATGCTAAAACGGCTTTCACGAGGATCCCGCTGAAGAGGCCGAGCGCCGTGGACGAGGATATCTTTTATCAATTTGTCCTTTACGAAGGCGGAGAAGATGACCTGAGCCAAAAGCTTGAGAACTCGGTGATTGAGGCCGTTCGATGG